ACTGTAGTTGATAGTGATCATATCCAATCATATGGTAAATATGATACTAATGCATTAGTTGATAGATTTAATAGAATCTATACATCTGGTCCTACTTCATTATATGGTTATCAAAGTAATTTTAATTATCAATTATTAAGACCACAATTATACTCTGAATACGATGTAATGGATACTGATGCTATTATAGCTTCAGCCCTTGATATCGTAGCTGATGAATCAACTTTAAAAAATGATATGGGAGAGGTATTACAAATACAATCTTCCGATGATGATATTCAACAAATATTATATAACTTATTTTATGATATATTAAATATTGAATTTAATATGTGGCCATGGGTAAGAAATATGTGTAAATATGGGGACTTTTTTCTTAAATTAGAAATATCTGAAAAATATGGTGTATATAATGTTATACCATATTCAGCATTTCATATTGAAAGGCAAGAAGGATGGAATAGAGATAATCCATCAGAGGTAAGATTTAAGTATTTTCCACAAGGCATATCTCAAGGTCAAACAGGATACTATAATGTAATGGGAGCAGGATCAGAGGATAATAAAAATCAAATTATTCTCGATAACTATGAAGTAGCTCATTTTAGATTATTAACTGATACAAATTACTTACCATATGGTAGAAGTTATTTAGAACCCGGCCGTAAGTTATTTAAGCAATATACTTTGATGGAGGATGCAATGTTAATTCACCGTATTGTAAGAGCTCCTGAAAAAAGAATTTTTTATATTAATATTGGTAATATTGCTCCTAACGAAGTTGATAATTTCATGCAAAAAGTAGTTTCAAAAATAAAAAGAACTCCTTATATGGATGAACAAACTGGAGAATATAATTTAAAATATAATTTACAAAATCAATTAGAAGATTTTTATATACCAGTACGAGGTAATGATGCAGCTACAAAAATTGAAACAACTAAAGGTTTAGAATATGATGGTATTCAAGATGTAGCATATTTAAGAGAAAAATTATTTGCTGCATTAAAAGTTCCTAAAGCATTTATGGGTTACGATGAAAACCTAGATGGTAAAGCAACTTTAGCAGCTCAAGATATCAGATTTGCAAGAACAGTTGAAAGGATTCAAAGAATTATAGTATCTGAATTATATAAAATAGCATTTGTTCATTTATATACTTTAGGATATAGAGATGATAATTTAACTAATTTTAAATTATCTGCAACTACTCCATCAATTATTTATGATCAGGAAAGAGTTGCACTATTAAAAGAAAAAGTAGACTTAGCAAATCAAATAAAAGATAATAATTTACTACCAACAGATTGGATTTATGAAAATATATTCCATTTTGGAGAAGAAGAATATCAAGAATATAGAGATTTACAAATCGAAGATGCAAAGCGTAAGTTTAGATTATCTCAAGTAGAAGCAGAGGGTAATGATCCTGTTAAAACTGGTAAATCGTATGGTACTCCTCACGATTTAGCATCATTATACGGTCCAGGAAGATATGGTGAAAAACAAGAGGTACCAAAAGGTTATGATGAAGAAAATCCAGAGGGTAGACCAAAAGAAAGAGCATCTACTATAGGTACTCAAAATAATAACTTTGGTAAAGATCCGTTAGGAAGTGGAGGAGTTAAGAATGATGTAAATGATAATGGACGTATAAATCCTAATGCTAAGAAATTTAAATTTAGTCAAGCAGAAGCTAAAGTAAATAATTTATCAAACAATGGTTTATTTAATCGTTTAGATTCTAAAAAACGTGTAATCTTAAAAGAAGAAGATGGGTTATTAGATGAAAATAATATTTTAAATAACGATTAAATATTTATAATAATAAATAATTATAATGGCTAAACATTCGAAGTATAAAAATACAGGTATAATTTTTGAATTACTTGTAAGGCAACTTACCGAAGATACCATAAATCAGAGATCAAGCAAGTGTCAATCTCTTATTAAAAAGTATTTTAATAAATCTACACTTCTACCTGAATATAAACTATATAAAAGGATAGTTGAAAAAAAAGAAGAGACTGAATCAAGAGCAAATTTAGTAATTGAATCAACTATTAAATATTCTGAAAAAATTAATTTAGAAGAGAATCGTAAATTAAAATATAACTTAATTAAAGAAATCTCAAATCATTATGATGTAAAAGAATTTTTTAATCATAATATTCCAAACTATAAACCTTACGCAGCTTTATATTGTTTAATGGAAGATAATAGATTAGATAATAGCGATTATGAAACTACTTTGAAAAATAAAATTACTTTAGTAGAACATATTACTCAAAAAACAGAAACTAAAAGAGTAAATAATCAATTATCTGATTTTTTAGCAGAAGATAAAGATACAAGAAAATTAGTTTATCAAGTACTTTTACAGGAATTTAATTCTAAATATGATGGTTTACTTGATACTCAAAAACAGGCTTTAAGAGAAATTCTTAATAATATTGATAATAAGGAAAGATTAAAATCATTTTATAATTTAAAAATAAATGAAATCAAATCGGAGCTTAAACAAGCTATTCCTAATATAACTGATAAAGTAATTAAAATTAAAATTAATACTTTAGCTGATCTTTTAAAAGAAGCAAGGGTATATAAGGAAGTTAATGATGAATCAATAGCTAGACTTCTAAAATATTATGAATTACTTGAAGATATAGAGCATGGAGTCTAAATTAAGAGAAAGAATTAGAGGCCTGATTAGATTAGATGAAGTATCAGCAACTGCTACAGGAGCCGGATCTTCCGCCTTTACAGCTAATGCTGGAACTGGTGCACAATATGCAACTCCACGAGCTTTTAGAAAAGATAAAGATGCTAAAGGAGCTGAACATATTTATTATTATAAATTGGGTTTTAAACCGGTGCCAAAAATTAAACCAAGGTCTTACGACATAAAAAAAATATATTAATGAGCTCATTACAGAATCAATATAATAGTATAAAAAAGGGAAAAGGAAATAAAGATGGACTATTAAGAGAATCCAAAAGATTATTTCCAAATTATATTCCTAACTCTGCTAATTATAAACAAGCTATAGATATTTTAAAATCTAGACAAATTATAAATGAAAACGTTGTAGGACTTCAACCTATTAATCAACTTCAACCTGCTAAAAAAGAAAACTTCGAAAAAGCATTCGAAAAATTTTTAGCTGAAGAAACAGTAGATGCTAAAGCAACTGAAAGAAAACAATCTAAATTAGTAGATGAGCCTTTATCACATCAGTATCCATATCAAGAAAAAGATAGATTAGATAATCAAATATTTGATCAAATTATGTCTGGATATTATACTGAGATGAAAGATCCTAAAAATACAGATAAAACTGAAGAAGAATTAAAAGCAATCGTTCTTAAGAATCTTGAAAAAGATCCTTTATATTATACTAAAGAAGCACAATTTGGTATTAAAGGTCTTGGATATAGAGATGACGTACCAGGTGCAGGTTTAGTAAAAGAACCAACTGGAAAGTATAAAGCTTCTGGATATGGGGATTTAAAAGAGAGTAAAGAGATACTAAAAGAGGGTAAGGAGCTTGATCTTCCTAAAGGGCTAAAAACCAATCCTACTCTAAAAAAATTAATAAAACCACTTAAGGACACATATAAGATGATGACCGGTTCCGAAGAAAATGTATTAAAGGATCATATAGACTCTTGGGAAATTCATGAAAAATCGATGCAATATGGTGATGCCGATTACAAAAAAGATCGCAAAAAAATGCAGGAGGAGGTAGAGAAGGAAATTAAGGAGACATTAGAAAAATTTTATAAAAGAATTAATTTTAATGTAGAGAAAGGCATGATGCAAGATGAGTATGATAAAGTGATAAAACCCACCATAGATAGGAGGCAAGAGTATTCAGATGCTCTTGATGAAACAGTAAATGAACGCTCTTCAATGCCAAGCGAAGAATTATTATCTTTATTAGATGATATGTTAGAAGATTTAGTAGATACTTCAGTTGATGCAGAACAAGCAGTTAAAAAACTAATCAGTATGCATCCTGCATTTAAACATTACGAAACAGCACTTTTACAATTAGCTGAACCAAAATTCCCATGAAGCAAGTTTTAGTAGAAACGATTAATTTTTCACCAGTTAGAGCACTAACTGAGTCAAAATCTCATAGAGGTAATCCTATAGTAGAAGGAATACTTGCTACAGTTGAGACTGTAAACGAGAATGGTCGTTTTTATAAAAAGTCTATTTGGGATAGAGAAGTAGATAAATATAAAGTACTAATAGCGGAAAAAAGAGCATTAGGAGAATTAGATCATCCTGATTCTATGAATATAAATTTAAAAAATGTTTGTCATAATATTGTAGATTTATATTGGGATGGTAAAAATATAATGGGTAAATTAGAAATTTTACCAACACCATCAGGTCAAATAGTAAAAAATCTAATTGATAATGGAATTACTTTAGGAGTATCTTCTAGAGGAACAGGTACATTACAACAAAGGGATGGTGTAAATGAAGTACAGGATGACTTTGAACTATTATGTTGGGATTTTGTATCAACACCATCCAATCCAGGATCTTTTGTACATCCTATAAGAGAGTCAAAAGAATTTAAATCTACTCCTATTACAATACATAATACAATATCTGAGCTATTATGTATGCACGGTCAGTGCGAAATATAATTTTTATATTTTTAACTATATTTATATTATATCACCATCCTAATATGGTGTAACTAATATTATATTTATACTATTATATCTCTACTAGATATAGAATTTCAAAACATTTATTATGGCAACATCTGATATGTTAAGACAGGCTATTGCTGATGCTAAAATTATTAAAGAGACAGCAATTGCTAATGCTAAAAACGCATTAGAAGAGGCATTTACGCCTAAGTTAAAAGAACTTCTTTCTGAAAAAATTGAAGAAATGGATATGGAAGAAGAAATGGAAGAGGGTATGTATTCTGAAGAAGAAAAGATGCACGAAAAAGATATGCACGAAAAAGATATGCACGAAAAAGATATGCACGAAAAAGATATGCACGAAGGTGACATGGATGAAGAAATGCATAAAGAAGAAATGCATAAAGAAGAAATGCATAAAGAAGAAATGCATAAAGAAGAAATGCATAAGAAAGATATGCATGAAAAAGATATGCATGAAAAAGATATGCATGAGGAAATGGATGAAAATTTTCAACATATGATAGATCTTGATAAAGAAGATGAAAAATCAGGCTTTGAAGGATTAGCTGGTAACAGAAACGATAATATGTTTGAAGAAGAAATGTCTGAAGAAGATCTCGAAGAAATGCTTAAAGAGATGGAAAAAGAAATGCATGAAGAAATGCATAAAGAGGAAATGCATAAAGAGGAAATGCATAAGAAAGATATGCACGAAAAAGATATGCACGAAAAAGATATGCATGAGGAAATGGATGAAGAAATGCATAAAGAGGAAATGCATAAAAAAGATATGCATGAAGAAGTATCTGATGAAGATTTAATGGATCTTATTAAAGATGTAGTTAAATCTATGGCAGATGCTGGAGAGTTAGAAGGTGTAGAAGTTGAATTTGAAGAAGAAGGTGAAGAAGAAATGGAAGCACCGGAAGCTGAAGAGGAAGAAACTGAAGAACTTGCTGAAGTTAAAAAAGAAAATGCTGAATTAAAAGAAGCAGTAGAATTTTTAACAACTCAGCTAAACGAAATTAACGTACTTAATGCTAAATTACTTTACGTTAACAAAATTTTCAAAGCTAAAAACTTGTCAGAAAGTAAAAAAGTTAAGCTATTATCTCAATTTGATGGAGCCAGTTCCATTAAAGAGGTAAAATTAGTTTATAATACTGTAGTGGCTAACTTGGCAGAGGAAACTAAAGTTACTAAAAAGTCATCTTTAAAAGAAGGTGTTGGTAGAGCGTCAAAACCTAGCGGTGTTTCAAGTAGAAAGCCAATTGTAAATGTTGATCCAACAATTGCAAGGTTTCAAAAACTCGCAGGTATTAGATAATTTTTTAACGAATAACAATGGCAAATTTAATTAACAACTTGTTAGAAAGCTCTGCTTCAGGATGGAAATCCATGCAGGGCGATGCGGCGCGCTTAGCCGGCAAGTGGGCTAAAACTGGTCTACTTGAAGGAATTGAAGGCGAAGTAGAGCGCAATAATATGGCTATGATTCTTGAGAATCAGGCAAAACAACTCGTAGTTGAGCAATCATCTACACAAGGAGGTTCAGCATTTACAGCTAATGCAGGAACTGGTGCTAACTGGGCAGGAATTGCTCTTCCGTTAGTAAGAAAGGTATTCGGTCAAATTTCTTCTAAAGAGTTTGTTTCCGTACAACCTATGAACTTACCCTCAGGCCTTGTATTCTTCCTAGACTTCCAATATGGTGGTACAGGAGATGCAACTAATAAAACCTTTACGGCTGGTGGTAATGTATTTGAATCAGGATCTATGTATGGTCTTACTGATTCAGGAGGAGGAGACCCATCAGAAGGTCTTTATGGAGCAGGTAGATTTGGTTATTCATTAAACCAATTCTCTTCTTCAAACTTGACTTTCCATTCTGGATCTACTTCTACTTATGCTGTTAATACAGCATCTCTTGCTGTTTGGGCTGACGTTCAGTATAATTCTGATCTTTCAGCTTCAGTTGCTGCAGGAAATCTTACTAAGATTGTTGTAGATGCATCTGATTTAACTACTCCAGATCTTAGAGCAGTAAGATCATTTGTACTTACATCTGGTTCAAGCTTAACAAATATTGCTAATTCATTACCAAAGTATACTACTACTAGAGATAATGATACTAAAGTAGTATTTGTATTTGATAATCAGATCCGTACGATTATGAAAAATACTCGTACTGATTATAACTGTTTCTTCTATAAGCAGCCTGAAGATAATTCTAGAGGTGATTTTGAAGATAATTCAGGTGCAGGTCGTCCTAATGCAAGAACACAAGCTACTGATGCATTAAATATTCCTCAAGTAGATGTGAAGCTTAAGTCTGAAGGTATTATTGCTAAGACTCGTAAGCTTAAAGCACAATGGACTCCTGAATTTGCTCAAGATTTGAATGCTTACCAAGCACTAGATGCAGAAGCTGAATTAACATCTATTATGTCTGAGTATATTGCTCTTGAGATTGATCTTGAGATTCTTGATATGCTTATTGTAGATGCAACTGCTGCTGATGAGTACTGGTATGCTACTAATAACCGAGCATTAAATTCAACTAAAACTGGATACGATGATGCTGGATTTTTTAATACTCAAGGTCAATGGTTCCAAACTTTAGGAACTAAGATGCAAAAAGTATCTAATAAAATCCATCAAAAAACGTTGAGAGGAGGAGCTAATTTCGTAGTAACTTCACCAACTGTAGCTACAATCCTTGAGTCTATCCCAGGATTTGCTTCAGCTGGTAATGGAGATGCTGCTCAAGCTACTTATGCTTTCGGTATTCAGAAAGTGGGACAACTTAATAACAGATACACTGTTTATAAGAACCCATATATGAATGAAGGATTAATCTTAATGGGATATAGAGGATCTCAATTCCTTGAAACAGGTGCAACATTTGCTCCATATATTCCATTGATCATGACTCCATTAGTATACGATCCAGAAACCTTCACACCACGTAAAGGTCTATTGACTCGATATGCTAAGAAAATGATTCGTCCAGAATTTTATGGTCGTATCTTTGTTAACGACTTGAACGTACTTTAATATAATCGTTTAGGTTAGGAAATTAGGGGGGACTTCGGTCCCCTCTTTTTTTTGTATATAGATTATATCTCTTATGAGAATTTCTAATATTTTTATACGTTCATATCTTTTGCTATTAAGCTATTTATTAATAACTTAATCGTTTTAAATGAGTACAAATACTAACGGTTCTCAAAAAAGGAAACCAAAGAATCCAATTAAATTTAAACTACAACTTACTGAAGAACAAAAATTAGGAAAAGCAATTATCTTAGATAATAAAATAACTGTTGTTACTGGTAAAGCGGGATCTTCTAAAACTTTTTTATGTTGTAATGTAGCTTTAGATTTATTATTTACAAAGCAGATCGAAAAAATTGTTATTATGCGACCTATGGTAGGTACTGAAGATATAGGACATTTACCTGGAGATATTAATGATAAAATGCAACCCTGGATGACTCCTATTATAGAAAATATGTACGATTTATATGATAAAACGAAAATAGAAAAAGAAATAGTAGAGGGTCGTATTCGAATTTTACCTTTACAATTTACACAAGGAGTAACATTTAGAAACTCTGCAGTAATAGTTGATGAAGCACAAAATTGTACAAAAGAACAATTAAAAATGATTCTTACTAGAACTGGTATAGATTCTAAAATAATGATTGCAGGAGATCCTCAACAAATACAAATAAGAAGAAAATCCGATTCAGGATTATCAAAATTAATAGATGTAGCGGAAAGAATTGATAAATTAGCTTTAATTCATTTAACTTCTAATTATAGAGATCCTATAGTAGAGCAAATTATAGATGAATACGATAATTAAGATACTTATAATAATAAACTATAAGTATGGCAGCAGGTAAATATAATTTTACAATTGAACAAGGAGCTACTACTAATTTTGAAATAGCTTATAAAGATTCTAATAATAATCCTATAGATCTAACAAGCTACTCAGGAAGATTACAAATTAGATCTAATTTTGCAGATGATTCTGGAACTATTTTTCTAACTCTTTCTTCATCTAGAAATAGTGATGGTACAGGATTAAATTTTAGTGGATCTAATAGTATAACTCCACCAACCTCAGGTAGTATAGGTATTTTTATAGCTGCATGTACTAGCTCTACCTTAACATTTAATCAAGCTTTATACGATTTAGAAATATATAGCGGTAGTAGTGAATGTCCATTTACGGTTAGACTAATTCAAGGAACAGTAAAATTAAGTAAAGAAGTAACTAGAATATAATGTCTAATACAGTAAACATAAATACTAATAATAATATAGTAACTGTTAATCAAGGAGCTACTGAAATAATCTCAGTTTCTACACCTGGACCTAGAGGAGTTAACGGACCAGCAGGACCAGCAGGAAGTATTGATTCTGGATCATTTGCTACCACAGGTTCAAATGTGTTTATAGGAGATCAAACAATAACCGGGTCTTTATTAATATCAGGATCTTCTACTTTTACAAATATAGGTCCTGCTATATTTTCAGGATCTACTACTATAACAGGTAGCTTAAATATTACCGGATCATTAACAATATCTGGTTCAGGAGATATAATTACTAGTGAAGATACAGGATCATTTGTCACCAATTCTCAGACAAGTTCGTTTGTAACTAACTCTCAAACAGGATCTTTTGCTACTACAGGGTCTAACTCATTTACTGGTAGTTTAGATGTAAGTGGAAGTTTAACTATAACAGGATCATTAACAGTTTCAGGATCAGGAACTTTAAATAATATTGGTCCTTTAAATCAAACAGGTGAATCATTATTTATTGGTAATGTAACAGCTTCAGGTGATGTATTAGTTTCTCAATTTATTAAACATGCAGGTGATGTAAATACTCTAATTAACTTTACTGATAATAGAATTCGGTTTAAAGCAGGTGACATTGGATTTTTTGATATGGAAAAAGATTCTGACGTCCCTTATCCTGCTACAATTAACCCAGGAGGTAATAGAGTTAATTTTAGGGTCAATGATAGGAATACCAATCTACTTCTAAAAACTGATTCAGAATTATTCAAGGTAAATTTATATTACGCAGGTAATCAAAAATTAGAAACAGCAGTAGATGGTATTAAAATATCGGGTAATATAAGCGCAAGCGGTAATATAACAGCATCCGGTAACATAAGTGCAAGTGGTGATCTTATAGGTAATGGATTAAGTATAGGTGGATCTACAGGTCTCATAGAAGTATTTGATGATGCGTTTATATTAAATTTAGCAAGTGGTTCTGCTGGTGGTAGTAATCAAACACTAAGATCAAGTAATAAAAATTTATTAGTTAATTCCGGAGGAGGATTTGATACAGTCAAAATTCAGAATGCTGGTTTAATTGCTACTAGTATCACTGCATCTGGAGCTATAAGTGCAAGTGGTGCTATTAATGGTCAACAAATTTTTGGAGGAGTATTAGGAAGAATATATCCTGACAGTTCACAAACTTCTAACAACCAGTTTTTCACTGCTGATACAAAAGGTATAAACAGTAATTCATCATTTACTGTAACAGGAAATGTAACGGCATCTAATAATATAAGTGCTAGTGGAGATATAGTAGCAAATAATTTAAGTGGTACAAATACTGGAGATCAAGATTTATCTAATTTAGTACCAAATGCACAAACTGCTTCATTTGCTATAACTGGTAGTAATGTATTATTTGGGAATATCACAGCATCTGGTAACATAAGTGCAAGTGGGACTGTTGTAGGAGCAACTTTTGGCGACTCATCAGGAAATATAGTATTTTCAGGTAATGTAAGTGGTAGTGGAACTAATTCTTCATATTTTGGAGCTGAATATCATGCACACGGTAATGATGCAAATTCTGGATTTACTATATTATCTTTAACTAATAAGCCTATTATTTCTGCAAATAATAGTAAATTACTGATTGGTGGAATTGTAGAACCTGAAATACCAACTAAGTTAAATTCTAATAATGTTGAATTTGCAGGAGCTATAACAGCATCAAGTAACATAAGTGCAAGCGGTAATATTCTTCTAGGTACAGAAATCTTTACTAATGGAATTAAAACATTAGAAAGATATACAAATGGTAATCTCGAAATTGGTAACTTAAATGATGAACCACAAAATTATTTAGGTCTTTATGTAGGAGGCAATTACGGAGGAAATGCAATTTATATTACTGCTTCCAATGGAAATGTTGGACTAAATACATCATCCCCTACTGAAAGATTAACTGTAGCAGGTAATATAAGTGCAAGTGGAGATATCATAGCTAATAAAGTAACTGCTGATGTAGTAGATACTAGTTTTGAAACGTTCCTAAATTTCGAAGCTGCTACAGCATTTACATTTATAGCACCATTTCCTATGACTATAAACTTTACTGGTTCTTCTACTAGTTCAATGGATTTAGCAGGATTTGTAACAGCAAGTGCTAATACAAGTTCTTTTTCTTCCCAACAAGTTATACCAATAACATTAAATAGATTTGATAAATTAAAAATAACTCCATCATCATCTGGTTTATTTACTCTAAGTGGTTCTAGAATAATATGATACAATATATAAACATACCCGCACCTTCTACAGGAGGAGGATTTGACTTAACATTAGCTCAATCAGTAACTAGAAGTGCTTATCTATCAAGTTCAGCAGTATTTACAGCTACCACTGATACAGCAGGTGTAACTCTAACTAATGCTGAATGGTATGAAGATGGTAAATTTATAGGGTCAGGATTAACTTTACCATATACTGCAAGTAATTTTTTAGGAGATTTAACTATTAAGTGTGTTGCCTCAGATGGCATTTCAGCTGCATCGGGTTCATTTACACATCAAGTAGTAGGAATAATATATGATCATGTAAAACCATCCGGTAGTTTTCCCGATATAAGTACTTTAGTAAGTGATGGAGATGAAAAAATAGTAATACAAACAGCTGTATTTGATACTGGCTCTAACTATTTGGGATTTGAGATAGCAGGTAATCATACAGTTGATTGGGGAGATGGAGTAGTGGAAAACCAAAATAGTGGTCAAGTAATAGGTCATTATTACACAGCTTCGGCATTTCCGGCATCCAGTGGTTCGGATAGAGGGTATAAAATAGCTACTTGTACTATTACAGGAAACAGTGCTAATTTAACTCAATTTGAATTAGGTGTAAGAAACCCTTCATCAAATCTAGGAAGAGGTATTGCGGGAATGGCTTGTAATGCTCTTGATGTGAGAATGGCAGGTACTAATTTTAACAACATCAATATAAGCGTTAGTAATCTTAGATTACCATTATTAGAAAGAATTGAATTTGTAGGGGACATGTCTTCTACTACAACAGTAATGAAAATAAATTCTCTTCCTTCATTAAAGTTTTTTAGAATGCCTCGTCCTAGATCTACAGGAACATATAGTTTTAGTAATAATGAAAATTTATTAGCATGTACAATAGGTAATA